ATTCACTCAGCCGTCGCCGACGCTTACAGCGGGAAGCTCAAAGGAAATTATTGATTCAAAAAGGCGATTTGGGGATTTTACATTCGCGGATTACAAACGCCTCGGATCTTTTCCAGACGACTACTATGCAAAGACCGACAAGATTGGTAAATACATGATCGGCATGAGTGTGCCGCCCAAGATGACAGAAGCGGTTGCAAGAGCGGTAATTGATCAATGGTTATTGTAACTTGCGTGTCCGTGAGGTGTAATTATGATTGCAGCAGAAAGTGGGTATGTTTTAGTGCCGTGCACGCAAGGGAAGTTCGCGAAAGTCGATAGCGAATTCGCTTCCTATGTGTGTGGATTCAATTGGCGAGCAAAAAACAGCAAGAGCGGCGTTTGGTATGCACACACAGGTCACTCGCCAATGAAGTCGATGCACGGAATGGTTGTAATGCTTCGCGGCGAAAAGATCCCCGATGGGTTTGTGGTTGACCATATCAATGGCGATGGATTAGACAATCGCAGCGATAATTTGCGAGTCGTAACGAACTTTGAAAACGTGTCGCGTAGGAAAACCAAATGCGGACATAGCGGAGTCGATTTCCACAAAGGGAAATGGCGAGCCCGCGTCAGCAAAGGGAGGAAACGTATCGAGCGTAGATTTGCAACGAAAGATGAAGCCATCCATTGTCGCGCAATGTTGGCGGCAGAATTACATGGAGTGAATGTATGAGCCCATCCGCATTACCCAATCGAGTATATGGGGAAGAGGGGCGGCTTTCGACGGCGATTGAAGATCGAATGATGCGAAGTGCTGTGAGGCAGCGATGGCCGATTCCTGAGAAATACAAACAGGCTGTGATTGATCGACAAGTGAAGATTGCCATTTCGCCAACGTCATCGAATCGCGAGGCTACTGCTGCTGCTCGCGTGCTTGTTGCTGCCGAGGCTCAGAATCAAGCGGATGATCGTGAAGAACCAATTGGCGGGCAGCACGTCCACTTCCATCAGCACGGTGGCGAGGTAGCGAATGGGACCGGCTTGCACTCTACTGAGCGGCTTGAGCGACTCCGATCTAAGCTTGTTGAGCGAAGCGGAGCTAGCGGAACTTGAGTATCTGGCGGAGCGAGAACTAGGGCTTGAATGCCCGCCTTCGTGCCGCGACGCTCCGATCGAACTTCGCGAATACACTGAAGCGATATGGCCAACCATTGAGCCAACGTCGGATCTTTCATGGAATTGGCATCTCGATATCTTCGCAAAGAAGTGTAATCAGATTGCCCGCAAGCAGTCGCGAGACACGATTGTCAATATCCCGCCGGGGGCGATGAAGTCGCTATGGTGGTGCGTGATATTTCCGACGTGGGTTTGGACATGGTGGCCAGAGTCTCGATGGATGTTTTCGAGTTATAATGGCGGCCTCTCTATTCGCGATTCGACAAAGCGTCGTCGTGTTATTGAGTCGGATTGGTATCGCCGCCAATTTGGAGTGATTCTTGTCGACGATCAAAATCAGAAGGTGCGATTCGAGAACTCTGTCGGCGGCTTTATGTTCGCGACGTCCACCTTCGGGCAAGTTACCGGGGAGCACATTGATTACCTATTAAACGACGACCCTCACAAAGCTGATGAGGTCTACAGTGATGCCGAGCGACAGGCTGTAATTGATTCCTACGAGAGCAACTACACGACACGCGGCGTGAGTCGAAATGTGACTCGCATGGTTATTATGCAGAGGTTGCATAAAGAGGACTTATCTGGCGTCCTGAAGAAAACTGGCGAATGGGATTTAATCAGCCTGCCAATGCGATTCGAGCCGGGGCGTGATGATATTCATCCCGACGATCCTCGCACTGAAGAAGGCGAGTTGCTATGGCCATCGCTATTCAATGAAGAGAAGGTTGCAAAACTCGAAGCGGCACTTGGGCTAAGCAAAACAGCGGGTCAGCTTCAGCAGCGTCCGCCAGACCAACTGACCGGCGTCGAATGGCCGCAAAGCTACTGGGACAACATCTACGCCGCCGAGCACCATTGGCCGGATCAGTTCCAAGTTGGTGTGATTGCCGTCGACCCATCGAAAGGCAAGGACGCGAAGAAAGGCGACTATAGCGGCATTGTGTTTATGGGGCTCAGCGGTGGCAAGCTTTGGGTTGATGCGAATGGTGAGCGTCGGCCAGTAGAGAAAATCATTAGCGACACAATCGACATTGCTTTGAGTTACGCTCACTCATTGCATGCCGTCGCCGTCGAAGTCAACGGATTCCAAGAGCTTCTTCTGCCTGAATTCGAGCGGCAAACGCAGGCTCGCAAGATCATGCCATTGCCGTTATTCTCTGTAGAGAATCGCGTCAAGAAAGAGTTGCGGATTGCGAGGCTCGGACCATACTTCGCACGCGGTGCGATCGTTGTGAGAAAAAATGCAGGTGGAGAACTGTTGGTAAAGCAGGCAAGCCAATTTTCTCAGAGTCCACAGAGCGGCGTACATGATGACCTAATTGACGCTGCGGAAATGGCATTGCGGGTGCTGATGCACCTGCAAGGGATTGATGTTGAGAGCGAGGCCGAGGTGGCCGGTAGGTTGTCTGAGATATAGAAAAGAGGATCGAAATATGGGAATTAGTGTTGCTGATTTTAGTTCGATTGAACGTGTCATTGCTCCGACAAAAGACTGTGTTTACGTTGAGTCTAAAGGGCTTCGTGCGTACGGCATCCGCACTGGTCAACGCGACTTTACGTGTCGACTACCTGGCGTTCCTGTTATGGTCCGAATGCACGGCGAGACGCCTAAGGTTAGGATCGGTCCGAGCCAGTTCTGCTATGAGATGCTTTTTGCTGCTGATGATCATATTCCTATATGGTTTCATCTGGCTGAGGCTCGCTGTAGTCAAGATGTTGTGGCTGCATTTCCAGATTGCGTCAATATGGTGTGCCATCGCGACATTCAATGCACGGCGAATGATAGAGCAGGGAAGATGGTTGTGGCGGCTGGCAATCGAGTGTGGGCTGAACTTAGTAACGATTCCTATGCGTGGATAGCGGCAGGCGACGGAGCAGATTGGGAAGTAAATGCGGCGGATATAATGAGGAGCATTCCGCAGTCGGTTGCAGCGGAGTGGTTTGAGTCCAATGGATGGACGCAAGTTGCTACTGAAACACATCCGATGCTAGCGATCGAGCAACTGTTGAGGCGCGAAAGAAGCACGAGCGTCAATGCAGTGCTCGCTATTATCGACGAAGGGATAGCGATTGGTGTCGCTGATGACGAGAGTCGCCAGCGCGCGATTGGGCTAATGGACGCGATTCGCATTGCGAGTATTGATGCGCCTGCAAGGGATTGATGTTGAGAGCGAGCCAGAGGTGGCCGGGCGACTGGCGAATATGTGAAAGGTGCGAAGCGTTGTCAGACGCGATTCAAGTGATCGCAAAAGAGCAAAAACAGACCTATGCGGCGTGCAATACTCTATCGAATACGCTTGCTGAGGTCGTGAAGAGCCGAGTAAAACTAGAAGAATCGAGGTCGAAATGAAGTTGCACGTCACTCTCGGGATACGCGACTTATTTAAGCCCTTTCGCAAGCATGTCCCGTCCGCAAAGTTTATACGAGTAACAAGGCGATCGGTCGGCTACGAGCAATGGGAAGCTGACTGCGAGCTGCTTGACGCTGCTGAGAACCCGATCGTCGTTGCTGAGACTGAAGAATTAAGGCAACTATCCTCGCTGTGGGGTGAGCAGTGCTTTAGCGACTGGGTGCATAACACACTTGGTGACGTATTGTTTCAGAACATGCAGTCGGATGTTGAGGTCGAGCCATTGTAGGATTCATGGAATGGGGCGAGATGCTCATTGCGATGGTCCTGAATTCGGCCTTGCAACCGTCAGCGGGATATGCTATCGGCAGTCATCAAGGTGCGTTTCCAGTATCAGGCGGATTGACTCAATGAGTATCATCGGCAAGCTCAAATCGGCATTCGGCTGGCAGCAAGAATCCGTTCGTCAAGCGGAGTCAATTCCGCAGTCGACAACGGAAACGCAGGTAGCAAGTCTGCCTCGCAATCTTGAGGGTGTGGACTGGTCGATTGCCGAGTCTGACGCTCGCTCCGCACTGTTTCAGCAGCTTACGCATAGCGTCAAGGCGATGAACGACGTTATTGAATCGCAATGGTCATTCGACCGCGACGATCCCGTCTATCGTCGGAATGGCGGCTTAGATCGAGGCGCCATCAACACTCCGATAGGTACGCACGGGCCAATCTATTCCGACCCCGACGCGAAGCCTTACCCGTATGATACCGAGGAAGAACTCAGTGCCTGCCGTTCGCTGATGCGTTCGCTTGCTCGTGAGAACTCATTCGCGAAGGCGGCTCACCTCAATCGCGAGAACTATGTCTGCGGATGGGGCACACAATATACGGCGACGTCAAAGCCGGGTGTTGACCTGAGCAAAGATTCGCTCTCAAAAGTTCAGGGTGTGATTGATGCCTTTCTGCTCCGCAACAAGTGGTCGACACGCAAGCCGAACATCCTCACTCGCGGCGACCGAGACGGAGAGTGTTTCCTGCGGACGTTCGTGACTGACGATGGCATTGCCGTGCGGTTTGTCGAGCCGGAGAGTGTCTATACTCCGCTTGAGGCGGCAGTGACTGGTAGCAAGATCGAATATGGCATTGAGCGAGATCCTGACGACAGCGAGACCGTTATTCGCTATTGGATCAACGGAAAGCCCGTCGACGCTGCCGAGATACAGCATCGCAAGCGGGGCGATATGTCGGCACCGCGCGGCACTCCGATTCTGTGGGCCGCACGTCGGCATTTACTTTCTGCTCAGAAGATCCTGCGTAACGGCTCGGCGGTTACTGAGATTCAAACTGCTGTTGGCATGATTCGCAAGATAGCTAATACGACAAAGGCGACGATCCAGAGCTACGCTGATGCTTCTGCCAACGTGAAGGTCACAAATAACACTCCCGGCTATGGCACTGCTGATACTGCGACTACACTGCATCAACGAATCGAGCCGGGCACGATCCTCAATGCTGGTGCGAATATGGATTACATATTCCCCGGCATGGGAGTTGACCCCGCGAAGTATGTTGAGAGCGAGCAAGCTGAGCTTCGAGCGGCGGCGGCATCTGTCAATATGCCGGAATGGATGTTTTCGGCAAAGTCCGATGACGTGAATCGAGCGGCGGCATTTACGACGGAAGGCCCGTCAACAAAGGCGTTTGAGCGGCTTCAGTATGAAGAAGGCGCAGCAGACATCGACCTCATTGAAAGAGACTTAGACCTTGCTGTCGGTCGCGGCCTCATCAGCCAGTCGGAGCGCGTTGGAGTTACGATTACGCTCGGCCCGCCGCAGCTTGTGGCTCGCAATCGCGAGTCTGAAGCGAAGGTGCGGCAGGCTGATATCGACGCGGGTATTCTGTCGATTCAGACGGCAACCGCAGAGGCGGGTTATAACTACGACCAAGAACAAGCTAATATGGAAGCACATCAGGAACGAACTGGTGCCGTGCGTATTGCTCCGCAGACACCGATTGATAACATGCCGTCGCCGCCTGATGACACGCAATCGACCGAGTGGGATGAGACGTGGAATGAAGTCGTCTATGACGTCGAGGCGAGTATCGTTTACGACGAAGACGGAAATGCTATTGAGGCTGCAAGCAATGTTACTCTCAATAAGCCATTCCGCACGCCTGACGGCCCGAAGAAGTTCGCAGTATATGTCAAGAACGACAAAGGCAACGTCGTTAAGGTAACGTTTGGTGATCCGAATATGGAGATCAAACGAGACGATCCAGAGCGTCGCAAGGCGTATCGTTCGCGGCATCAGTGTGATACGAATCCCGGCCCGAAGTGGAAGGCAAATTACTGGTCGTGCAAGTTCTGGGATGTCAAGTCTGTTAGCGAGTTATTAGATTGAGGTGCAATGATGGTCGATGTTAGCGACGACGTAATTGACGCAACATACTTCAGAAATGCCGGAGCGATGCGGCTCACGGTGAACAATGTCGTGATTGATTGCGAATCGCACGACTGGCTTTCGCAGTATATGGAGAACCATGCAAGCCGAGCAGGGCGAGATGTGTTCTTGTTTCACATGAGGGAATGGCTTCAAGCACGAGATATTCCATGTCGACACTCGATTGTATGGAACGGATGGCGAAACATCGAAAAGTGGCTGTTGTGCTATATTGCGAAGGCCATGTTTCCGATATGCAAGCAGCTTGGGGTCTCAAGCGTGTTTTGGGGTGAAGATCCGGTTGCGGGCCACTAAGGAGCGAAGATGGCGACTGAGTTTAGTGTTATCAATTGCCACCACTGGGAAGCCAAAGACGGTGCCGTAGTGCATGATGGGCAGCGACACCTATTTGAAGTCGAATGGCGTGACGGCACAAAGACAGAACGAGAATTTGACACAATAAAGAGCGGATGTCCGCAAGGCGTTCTTGTTGGATTTATTGTCGGATCGGCGAAACTAATAGAAGGAAGGAAGCAGCAATGCCTCAGTTAATACTAAACAGAAAACAAGTCGAAGAACTCACGGCGGAAGTGCTCGCGTCTGGCGGAAAGGTCACACCAACGCTGCAAGAGTGCCGCGACGCCTACGGGCTCGACAGCAAGAAAGATGACAATCAGCCGACTCTCTTCAGTGATCAAAATGAGGCTGACGTTGCCGAGTAGGAGCCACTCTGACCGAGCAGCCGCTTGACTCGGGTGAGTCGCGAAGGCACGAACTCACACTCCAACGTGGTGAATCGCCAGCATCCCAACACATGATGCAATAACATCGAGCGGCATGGCGAGTTTTTATACAAGGTGCGATATGGTAATCAGTAAAAAGAACGGAGTCTGCTGGTACGTCTCCAGAAGGCAGTGCTCGCACGACTGGAAGGGGCCGATTATTGGGCGAGACGTTAGAGGATTTATTAACGGCGGTTCAGCATATGGATTGACGCGATATCTGTTTTTGTGGTGGATGATTTGTTGCTCTGTTGAGATTTGTGACGCCGGAGAACTATCAAACGCTATGGTGAAAAGGTTTCGAGATCGTGCCTAGCATTCCATCCGTCAATCGAGTCATTCGGGCATTGCTAGAGCAATTGCACGTCGAGAAAATCGTCAACGCGGACTCGCTCGCGTCGTCGGTTGATACCGTGACGAATCTCTATATCGACAAGATGGTTCGCATTGCTACTGGCGGAAAAGAGCGGATCTTCAAGATCTTTGAAATCGGCGGATTGATGGCAAAGTTGCCGTCAGCATGGAATGAGCACATCGGCCCACGAATGGAAAAGCTCGCGTTCTGGGCGAGTAGCAAAGCCGCGACCATATTCACGACTGAGGTGCCGCGTTCATGGATGGCGTCGATGGTTCGGAAAAAGCAGGCTGATAGCGGCGTAAAAGAAACGCCACTCAGCAAGATTCACGAGATGCCTAAGGATGAATATGAAAGGCTCGTGCAGCGGTATGTGATGCCGCTACGCAAGAGTGCTGATATCAAGCAGACGGTATATCGTCCGGCGGTTATTGTGAAAGAAGACGGAAGCCGCGAAACATTCGAGTGGCAAGATCGTATCAAATCGCTGAGCAAGAAGGTCGATCCCGCCGTTGTGGCCGAGAAGGTGGTAAAGGCACACGAAGAAGGCGCGAGCGTTCAACAGCTATCGAAGATGCTTGCGGGCGAGACGAAAGGCATAGGGCATTCTGCGAAACGAATTGCTCGCACTGAGTCGATGCGACAAATGAATGACGAAGCATTCAACCGCTATCGCGACTTAGGTGACATGTGGATTGGTGTGCAATATCTCGCGACGTTAGACGAGCGAGTGAGGCCGGAGCACGCTATCTTGCATGGTCGGATATGGTGGCGAAATGGTAGGAAACCTGATATATCCGAGATGCCAATCCCGCCGATTTTTGCAAATTGCCGGTGCACCCATACAGGTGTTTTATCCCCGCCGCAAGAAGCCCTCGATGACCCGGAGTATCTCGCAGAGCTTCGCTCGCTAACGGCAAGCAGCGGCCCGGATATCGTCACGCAGCAGCAATGGTGGCAACAAACAGACGAAGGCCGCAAACGCTTGGCGGTCGGCTCGAAGCGGTATCAAGCAATGAAAGATCATCTTGGTCGCGAGCCTGATTGGGTAGACTTTGTGAACGTCGATGGCGGGTTTATGAAAACGCCCGCGTTACTATCAGAAACGCCAGAGCAGCGAGAGCGAAGGCGCATGGCGATTCAAATGACGATTGCCGATCAAGGCAATGCGGCACGAGATGTTTCGAGACTTGGTTTTGCGATATGAGGTAAAACAGATGGGTAAAATCAGGATATACCTTGCGTCTCCGCATGGTCCAAATGCAACGCAGTCGCAAATCAAGGATGCGAAATGGACAACAACGCTATTGATTGACGATCCAATCAGCGATGAGCCGCGAATAGTCTATTCTCCGGCTGCGGTCTGCGGTAGAAGTTACGATCGGCAACGCAACCGAGATGAGATTGACCGCGCGGACTCGATATGTGTCGCGGCGTGTATTTCTGGGACGATTGACGATCAGAGCGTCGCCGATGATGTCGAATATGCGAAATCAATCGGTAAGCATATTTGGTATTATACTGGTGCGAGCGACAGAGTTACAAGAGCGATATGAGGTGCAATGATGGCAATTGGCAACAAAAAGAAGCTAACAGAAGGCTCGTCATACTGGACGGTATTTGACAATCGCGAATTGCGCGGCAATGAATACAATCGTCCGCTTGTCGAGCCGTGGCAAGGTCGAATCTGGCACGATCCAATTCGCGAAGGTCGAGTGTTGTTGATTGACCAGAGCGACGAATCGCATACTCTCTCAATACCGCATGCGAATTCGACGGCGTATCTATTGTTTGATACAGAAGACGATGCTAAAGCAGAGTGGGTGAGGCTAGAGACGATTGAACTTAAAGGCATGAAACGTGTGTACGAATCTCGATTGCTACGGCTTCAAGAGCGTGTTGCGGGCGTGAAATAGCTACGGAAGGTGCAAATGTCAGAGCAGCGAGAGCGACCAATGATTGTGAGCGGAATACCATGCCCGCATTGTCGTGAGCACACTCCGCAGCGAGTGACTCATACGATGCGAAAG